GGTATACTCGGCACCCCCTTCAAAACGAGCGCGCAACCCAAAAATAAGATGTCCCAGTAAATGGCTGGAAAATAATTTATGAAAATCGAAACGCTGAAAACTGAAAAGCTGGTGCCGTATGCCAGAAATGCAAAGAAACACGACGCTGGCCAAGTGGCGAAGATTGCCGGGAGCATCAGGGAGTTCGGTTTTTGCAACCCGGTGCTCGTTGACAAAGACAACGGCATCATCGCGGGTCATGGGCGGGTGCTGGCCGCGCAGTCTCTCGGGCTGGCGGACGTGCCGTGCATCAGGCTCGGCCACCTTACCGACACGCAGCGGCGGGCGTATATCCTGGCTGACAATCGGCTTTCGGAAATTGGCGGGGGGTGGGATGACGAGATGCTTAAAATCGAAATCACTGAATTAAAGTCTATCGACTTAACGAGCTTGACGTTCAGCGGATGGACGGACGAAGAACTGGAAAACATCATCACGCCGGGCGATTTTGTAGAAAATCCAGAACAGGAATGGGAAGATATGCCCGAATATAAAAACCAGCCAAAAGGAGTCCGAACAATAATTGTACATTTTCCAAGCGAGGCCGCGGTGATTGCATTTGGAAAATGTATCGGTCAATTGCTCCCGGACTCCGCTAAATTTATTTGGTATCCATCGCGACCAAAGGGCAACGAAAAAGACTCTCAATTTATTGGGCAACCAGAATGAATCCTAAATTCCCGATTTATATAATCAGCAAGGGACGGTGGAAAACTCGCTATACAAGCATCGCGCTAGAATCAATTGGAGTTGATTATCGAATTGTAATTGAGCCGCATGAATTTGCGCAATATGCATCGGTGATTGATCCACAAAAGATTCTTGTTTTACCTTTCTCGAATTTAGGTCAGGGCGGCATACCTGCGAGAAATTGGGTTTGGGAACATTCGATAAGCGAAGGCCACGGTCGACATTGGATTATGGATGACAACCTGAGAGGGTTTGTCCGGCTGTATAAAGGAGACAAGATTAAAGTTTCTGACGGGTCTGTTTTTGCGATAGCCGAGGGATTTGTTGAGAGGTACATGAATGTTCATATGGCGGGGTTTCAATATGGATCATTCGCGGTGGTCGAATCATCAACGGCTAAAGGCACGGTCAAGACTCCATTTTGCCTGAATGCAAGAATTTATTCATGCATACTTCTTTCAAATAAAATCAGCTATCGTTGGCGGGGAAGATACAATGAAGATACCGACCTGAGTTTGAGAATTCTGAAAGATGGACATTGCACCATTTTGTTTAACGGTTTTTTGTGTAACAAGCAGGCAACACTAAAGATGAAAGGCGGGAACACCGATCTACTTTACAAGCAGGACGCAGGGTTTGATGGGCGTCTTGAAATGGCAAAATCCTTGCAGCGGCAACATCCCGACGTATGCACAATAAGGCGACGCTGGGGCCGTTGGCAGCATCATGTGAATTATAAGCCGTTTAAAAAAAACAGGCTTATCAGAAAGCCTGGTATTGTCATACCGAAGGGAATAAACAACTACGGAATGAAGTTAGTGAGACTAAACGATCATCCGCCTTCCGATCTATGACCTCGCCCGCAGCCCTTCGCCGATGAGCTTTTCCATTGACATTGACGCAATTGCATGGCGATAAAAAAAAAGCAGGTACCAGCGACGGCAGAGAAGTCGTCAAAATCTCAGATTGCCGAAAAGGTACGGATAGCAAACGAGAGGATCACGCTCAATCGAGCACTCGAAAAAGTAAAGGCTGGGAAGTCGCTGTCGGCGCGGGAAGAGAAAGCCGTTGAACTGGCCGAGAAGGAACAGGATGCTTCGATGGATGAGATGTCTGGAATGCCTGAGGTTATCAAGACAGCCCCGAAATGGTTCCAGTCAATATCAGAGACGGCAAAACATATTGGGTGCGACCGGCGGACTTTAGGCCGATGGAAGAAAGAGGGATGCTCGGCATTTCGTGACGACGGGCGGATCAACGCGCTGGAGCTTGGCAGGTGGGCTATTCAAAACTCCAAAGATTTCGCGGATGAGGTTGACGATATTCTCGAAGAAAAGCGCGGGTTGGTCCGGGCGCAAAGGATGCTTGCAGAGCTTCGTTTTTCTCGGGAAAGCGACGCCGTGGTTTTAAAGTCGGCAATCAAAGAGGAGTGCGAATCAATCATGGCAAAGTTTGATTCTTTAATTGAAAAAGAATTCGGAGATCATCCATTAATTTATTCTGACCGATCCCTTCCTGAAATTGAATCGCTTGCGCAACCCCGCAAGAAAAAGTTTAAAAACGATTTCAAGAATATGTTGAAAACCATTTAGTCATGAGCTTCGTTTCTAAATCCCTGCTCGCTTCAATTCCCGAAGATGACGATTTGCCGTTGGATGAGTGGGCGGAAAAGTACGTGCGCTTCCCAGGTTCGCCGATTGCTGAGGACTTTAGGCGGGATAATATCCCGATGCTCATTGAACCAATGCGGGCATGGGACGATCCGAAGATATGGGGCGTATCGGTGCTGGCTGGGGTGCAAGGCGGCAAGACAGGCTTCGAGCAAATCGCGGTTGCCAGGGCGCTAAAGAAGAGGCCGGGGAATATGATGATTACAACGCAGACGGATTCTGAGTCCGCGTTTTTCGCAAAGACGAAGCTTCTTCCGTGCCTGCGTGAGTCTCCAGGCACGCGGGACATCGTGGCAGGGCTTGGGCGGGACGACATTACCAAGGAACACATCATCACTCCCGCGATGTTTATTCAGATCCAAGGACCATCGCTCTCCGGACTGCAATCAAAAACGATTCACTACATTCTGAATGACGAAATGTGGCGGTGGAAAAAGGGAACGATGGCGGAGATTTTGCGCCGTGCAAATGCAGTCAGAAATAAGAAAGTGCTGAGTGTTTCACAGGGTGGCGAACAGATTGCAAATGAATATGGGGAGTCTGATTGGGATGAATGGGGCGCGTGGTGGCATCAAGGGACGCAGAAAATTTTTCATGTTCAATGTCCGCATTGCGAAAAGTATTTTTCACCGGAGACTCGGCGGGAAGATGACGGGAAATTTATTTTGTGCTGGGACGAAACTCCAGAAACTCGAAACATAGAAACCAAAGAATGGAACTGGAAAGCGGTCCGGCAGACGGTGAGAATGCAATGCCCCGAGTGTGACGGCGTGATTGAAAACCGTGAGCGAGTGCGCCGGGAACTAGTGCAGAATTGGAAGTACGTGCAAACCAATTTCAACAATTCTCCGGGGCATGAATCGTTCCGATATTCCGGCTATACGCTTTGGTGGCGTGATTGGGCCGACATAATCGAGAGCTTTTTACGCGCAAAAGATTCCTTGCGGCGCGGGAGCATTGAGGAGTTGAAAGCATTTACTCAAAAAGAAGAGGCGAAATTCTGGACGATCAAGGACAAAGATATCCCGATAGTCAACACTAAGGGCGCGGCAGGCTACCGGGTTGAGGACTACGACAAAGGCGCGGCTGAAGAGGCACCGCAAATTAACGGCGAAGAGCAGAGGTTTGGTTTTGCGGATATGCAAAAGGACCGATTCCCTGTTTGCATTCGCGCGTTTGGCGGTGGCGGGTCCCGGCTTCTGTATTGCGAGGAGTTGCAGAAAATTGAGGAGGTGGACGAGGCGGTAAAGCATTACGGTCTGAAGTCAGGGGCCTTCGCGCTCGATGTCGGCAACTGGAAATCAGACGCTTTGGATTTTTGCCATCAATACAAATGGAGCGCAATGCGTGGCCGGGACATCAACAACTTTACCAAGACGCGAGGGAAACGGGCGACCTTGCTTGTCCCGTATCAGCGAGTAATCGAATACATGACAGGCAAGGCGCACCACGTAAAGGGCCAAAAGATCAAGGTGCTGGAGTTTTCCAACACGTATTTCAAAGACGTTTTCTCACGGTTGCGGGCGATGGAGGAGCACCAGATCCCCGACGACATTTGCCAGCTTTACGTCGATTCGATGGAGTCAGAGGCGAAGGACAGCAAGCGCGGAATCTGGCGGCAGATCGGAAAGCGTCCCAACCATTACTGGGATTGCGAGATCGGAATTACCTTCATGGCGTTTCTTTACAAGTTGGTAGGGGCACCGGAGCCGGAGCCCGAAGAAAGCAGTCATTGACACGGCTGCAGTCTTGTCAGAGGCGGGGCGCGGGGCAGGTTCGTTGAAGAAATTCGCGGCCGGGTTTTTGTTTGATTTATCCGCATGAAATACCCGCCCTGCCTTTGACACTCTCTCTAGTGTGTGACTCCACTCGTTAGCGTTTTACTCAGGATAGCCAGCCTCCAAGGGCGCGGCGTAATCGAGGCCCTTGTGACTGGCCAGTTCGAGATTGTTAAAGGTTCCGGCAAGGTCATGATTTCCGCCAGCGCAACAAACAAGAGCTTTTCATTTCAGGTTGACCCCGCGCTTTCGGTTGCCGTGATTATGACGGCGGCGGATAAAACCCTTTCCTGGTTTGATTCTCACACCACTGCCGAGCTTGCGTCATTTTTAACCCGTCGCGCCACCAACAAAGCGCGAGTTTTCTTTTGCTGATATGGCCATCCTCGATCAATACGGCAACGCAATTTCTTCCCGAACTTTTCTAAAAGCGGCAGAAAATGGCGGTGGCCGTGTCCCATCTGTTCCGCTCCGCGTGCTTGACCCGCTCAAGAAATTGATTACCTATCGGGACTGGCTCACGACATCATTTCTTTCCGATAAACTTTATGCAAATTTCGGCGTCGTCGAAGGCGTGATTTGCCAAAAGGCAATGTTTGCGGTCGGGAATGCATGGCTCCCCGTGTTTTTTGGCGCGGACGAAGAATGGGGAAAGGAAGCTCGAAGGTGGCTGATCGAAGAATGGTACCCGACGTGCGACATTCGCGGCACCAATTACGATTTTGTGACGAATCTTTATCAGCAATCCGTTGCCATTGACCGGGCTGGTGACACGATCAAAATGCTCTCGGAGTCTGACAATGGATGGCCAATGGTTCAGGACATTCCTAATCGCCAAATCGGCCAATGGGAAAGGTTTTCCGCAGCCGACCAAGTTTTAAAAGACGGTGACTATAAAGGACTTATCATGCGCAACGGCGTAATCATGACCCGCAACGAGCGACCGATGGCTTATCGAAAACTCGGCGAGACAAACGGCGAATTTGAAGACTTGGCGGCAAATTATGTTGTCCACACTTTCGAGCCAAAATGGAATGACCAGGCTCGGGGTTTCCCGATTTTCTCTTCCTGCATTGAAGATTTCCGCGTGATTGCTCAATCGGACGAATGGGAACAGCAAGCCGGTTTGATTGCTTCGGCCATCGGGTTGCTCGAATATAACGAGACCGGCGAGGGCGATACATCTGAGGATGACCCGCTCTCTCTGCAATCTAACGACGGCACCCCGGACGGAATGGAAGTCAAGACGATGTACGGCGGATTGATCCGATACATGAAGGCAAGCTCCGGGCAAAAATTGGAGCAACATATTAACAATCGTCCCGGCGCAGATTGGGAATCATTTCAGGACCGGACGTATCGCAAATGTTTAGCGGCGGCAAACTGGCCTTATTCGTGGGGCTGGAAACCCGGCGAAGCGAACGGGACCAGCCAACGCACCGAAAACACCAAGGCCCGCATCGCGGTTACTGATCGGCAATCGCTGCTGGAACCTTGCGCTCGTCGGCAAGTTGGCTACGCAATTTCAGTTGCCATCAAAAACGGAATGCTCCCGGCTTACCCAGGGCAGGACAAGGGCGGATTTCTCAAATGGGGATTCACGAAACCGCCCCGGATCTCAATTGACGAAGGCCGGGATCGTCAACAGCGCCGGGAGGATAACAAATTTGGACTGATTCTCGATTCGACCATTGTTGAGGAGGACGGCAATACCACCTATTCAGATTTTTGCCGGAAGAGGGCAATGGACGTTGCTACGCGTAAGCGGGCGCAAGCCGCAGTTGAGAAAGAGACCGGAATCATTATTGAGGATCGGGAGATGAAAATGTTTACCCCAAATGATATGGCGACCACGACTGACACGACAGAGGAGACCAAGACACAGACTACAACCCCATGAGATTCCAACGCATTCACGAAGCCGTCAATCATCAGCCCTGGTTCATTTCCTCGGCGGGTTATAGCTCAGTCCGGGCATTGCTGGAAAACGCAATGGCAAAAACCGGCGCAGACATCGGGGAAGATTTTGCGGATTTTATCCGGCAGCGTCCAGACATGGCTTTTGACCAAATGACCGGGACAGCGACAATTTACGTTCTCGGCGTGTTGGGGCCGCACCTGTCAAACATTGAGAAATCGTGCGGGAATACTTCGTACGGCGACATCGTGGCGGAGATCGAGCAAGCCAAGGTTGCCGGGGCCAGCCGCATCAACTTTCTTTTTGACTCACCAGGCGGGGCTTGCATGGGTTGCCATGAGGCGGCGCAGGCCATTTCACGGCTCCGGGCTGAGACCAGTATTATCACGGTAGCCTTTACCGATGGGCTAATGTGCTCCGCTGCTTATTACCTAGCCGCAGGATGCACCGCTATTGTTGCGACCGAGAGCGCAATGGTTGGCAACATAGGCGTGATACTCCCTTGGGTGGATTCGTCAGGCGCATGGGAAATGATGGGGCTGGAGTTCGATCCTATCGTCAGCGAGGGGAGCGATCTTAAAAGCACAATGCACGGGCCGAGCCTCACCGAAGACCAGCGCGAATTCCTGCAAGATAATGTCAATCGCATGGGCGGGATGTTTCGCTCCCACGTTTCTGCAAATCGCCAGGTGCATGATGAGGTTTTCCGCGCTGGCTGGTATGGCGGCAGCGATGCAGTTTTGCTTGGGCTCGCGGACGTTGTGGGGGCCTCCCCGGCGGCAATCTGATTTGACACGCCAACCATGGCGTGAACCTACAAGATTTCCTTTCCAAAATCACCGGCCAGTCGGACCGACTCGAATCAGTTGTCGGAAAACTTACGGAGGCGCTTGCAACCGTCGAACTAAAAGACGCTGAAATCTCCGCGCTGAAATCCAGCGTTTCGGATTTTGAAGCTAAGATCGAAACCGCTCCTAAACAGGAAGCCATTGACGCTCTCGAAGCCGAAAAGATTGACCTTTCCGGCAAGCTCGAAGTGGCGGTTGCCGAAGTAGCCGCGCTCCCTGAAAAAGTAAATGCCGAAGCTGCCCGAGTGGTTGCTAGTAACGGACACGCTCCCGTCGAGACCGTGGTTAGCGGAGCACCTGTCGCATCTGCCGAGCCTATCGACCGCGCCGAATTTAATGCCATGAGCCCCGCCCACCGTTTGGCTTTCTGTAAATCCGGCGGCAAAATTTCCTGAATATGGCAAAGGAAAAATATAACGCGCCGAAACAATCCGCTCAAGAAGTCGCGCACGCGCCTGCGCCCGCCTCCGATCCGCTCATTAAAACTATGGCCGAAGTCGAGGCAATGACCGACGAAGAAAAGCAATCTTTCCGCGAAAAATGCGGCATCACTTCCAACCAGTAAAAAACTCCAATCTCACACAAATAAAATACCATGGCCAACACCCTCTCAAACCTGATCCCCGACGTTTACGAAGCCCTCGACGTAGTTTCTCGCGAACTCGTTGGAGCGATTCCCGGCGTCAATCGCAACGCTAAGGCCGACCGCCTTGCCACCGGACAAACCCTTCGGTCGTCCGTTGTCCCAGTCAATACGACTGCGACGTACACTCCGGCAATGAGCGTCCCCGCTGCCATTGATCAGACGGTCGGAAATGTCGAGTTGTCCTTGTCGAAAAACAAGTACGCAGGTTTTTCTTGGACCGGCGAAGAGGAATACGGCGTGGACCAAGGCCCCGGTTCGATGTCCATCCAGCAAGACCAAATCGCCCAGGCTTTTCGGGTTTTGGTCAATGAGATGGAAAACGATGTTTGCGACGCACTTGCCCTTGGCGCTTCCCGCGCTTATGGCACTGCTGGCACTACCCCGTTTGCCACCACTCTCGGAGATTCGGCGCAAGCCAAGAAAATCCTTGACGATAATGGTGCTCCGGCTTCCGGTCGGTCTTTGGTTATCAACACCAGCGCAGGCGCGGCTCTCCGATCATTGGGACAACTCACCAAAGCCAACGAGGCGGCAACCACGATGACTCTTCGCGATGGCGAGCTTCTGAGCCTTCACGGATTCGCAGTCCGTGAATCTGCTCAGATTTACAACGGCACAGCCGGAACCGGATCGAGCGCAACCACTGACACTGCCGGGTACGCTGTTGGCGCAACCGTCTTGACCTTGGCTTCTGCCGGGACCGGAACGATTGTTGCTGGCGACATCCTCTCCTTCGTTGGCGACGTAAACAAATACGTGGTGGTCAGTGGAGACGCTGATGTCTCTGGCGGCGGCACCGTCACCATTGCAGCCCCTGGGTTGCGAATCGCCATGAGCGCGGCCACTAAGGCAATCACGGTTAACGCTACCAGCGTCCGCAACTTGGCCTTCTCGGCCAACGCGCTTACCCTCGCCACTCGTCTGCCAATCTTCCCTCGCCAAGGCGACCTTGCCATTGATAGCGAGATCATCACTGATCCCCGCACCGGAATCAGCTTTGATCTCCGCGTCTATCCTGGCGACGGAATGGTGCTCTACCGCGTTCATGCCCTTTGGGGCTGGGCGATGGAAAAACCAGAGCACGCGGCTATCCTCCTAGGATAAGTAATTCACCCCAGCAAATTAAGACCTCGGCAGCAATCCCGCTCCGAGGTCTTTTTTGTAATGTGACACCGTGCCCTTTGTATGAGCGAATTTTCCGATTTGATGGCCGCCGGATTGGCGCAGACTGTGGCGGAGATTCCGACAAAGTTTACATTTCGGAACAAATCATTCACCGGCATTTATTCAGAGCTTTCTGAATCGGACGTTCTTGCCGCTGGCGGATTTGAGCAAGAGCTGACCGGGAACATTTTGATCCCGTTTTCTCAGGTTCTTGGAGGTGACCCGGAGCCGGACGAAGATATTTTCGTAAACGAAGTCCTGCATAAAGTCGGAAGGCCAGTCACTAAAGACGAGGTTTCCTGGTTTCTTACCCTCGTCGCTCCCTACTCATGAGCAACACATTGGACAGATTAATTGAGGACGGGCTTTGCAGGCTTATTACTAGGCAAATGCCGATCACTGGCGGCGTCCAGGTCGTACCGTATATGCAAGGCGGCGACGAAGATAATGCAATCCTTCCCCGCGTGGTGGTGAGAGCGGAAATCCTAGAGACGCCCGATCTCATTTCGGTAAATGTTTACGAGGTGGCGGTTGAAATCATAACCTACATCGACGCCAAACAGCAAAACTCGTCCAGCAAAGACACCCGGATCGTTTCTGGAATAGATTGTGTGGTGGAGGACTCAGGACTTTCGGCAAAGCTAACGACTAGCACGCTCGCAATTTATGGTGATGTCACCGGGGGCAGAGAGCAAGCGATCGAAGGGAATCGTTTCGTGAGGACGCGCAACCTCACCTTGCACGGCGGGCTTCGTTAATTTGACACCGCCGCAGTGGTATGGCTTCTACTGTCCTCGGCACCGCACTTCCTTTTGGGGCTCCAACCGTCACCGGATTGGTGGTTCAATCCGCTTCTTTTGACGAAATCCGCAGCATTGCGGAAGTTGCTGATGAAGATGGAGACTTTGTTTCCGCTGCAATTTACGCCCCCAAAATCACCGGGACAATTGAAGGGGTGAACAACTCCGAGGCCCTTGCAATCAATGACGCGCTCTCCGTAACCGGGGCTCCCGCTGGCACGTATTACATCACTGCAAAAGGACTCAAGCTCGGCAATACGGACTTCCAACGCGTGACCATCAGCTTGACCTCATGGGGCGGCATCTCAGCTTAAAAATGACCCGGCCCTTCGTGGCCCGACATATACCAAATGAACAAACTCCCGCAGGAAAAACGCGATCAATTTTTTTTGACCGATAACCTAAAGCTCGCCGCAGCAATGACGGCGGCAGGCTTCGGACTGAAAACCGCAATTGAAAACGGCGAAGAAGTAATCACTGGTATTTCCAGAATCATCGCTAAGGGCCGGGAGACGTTATCTTTCCGACTTGAGCCTAAGCACCAAGGAGTGAAGGCGGTGGATATGCTCAACGCTTTCAACAACAAGGTGGACCTGCCTGGCCGCGTTGATGAAATTCTAGCTGCTCGCGGAGTCACCGCAGAGGAGTACGTTTTAATTGCTTTTGACGCAGCCCGCTCCGGGCTCAACAACGGCTCGACGCTTATGCATTGCGGTCGCAATCAAAAGGCGATGATTGCCAAGGAAATTTCTGGCGGTCGAACTGTGATTTATCGCGAGGGGGCCAACCGCGAACAATTGACCGCACTTATCAATCACTCTTAAAAACTAAACCAAAATACCAAATGAACGACGACACCGACTTTCTCGAAGACGACCACGACGCGCCCCAGCGAAGGGCATTCACGCAACATGATTCCATTTCCTTTAATGGAATTGCGCTTTCCCCGCTATCCTTTGGGACGCTGGATTTGCTGCAAGAAACCCAAAACCGATTCTTCACTGGAAGCTCTAAAAATGCTGGCGTTTCGGATGTCATTGGTTTCCTTTTAATCCACCAGGCCGACAAACAGGCAGCAAGGCGGGCGCGGTACATGGCATGGGAAGGGCGCGTGGCATGGCGCGAATTCGTAAATGAATATCTGACCGAAAACGGAGCGATCCTGGCAGACATTTCCAAGCTCACCCCAATCATTCAGAAAATGTGCCAAGATTTTGCTCGAATCCAAACCAAGTCCACAGACGCACCGGGGCCTAAAAAAAAAGCTGGTCGCCGGGTTGGGCAGCGTGGGTAGTTTCATCAATCGCCAAGGAAACCGGATGGAGTTATCAATCAATAATGTGGGAAATTCCAGCGGCGGTTATCATCCAAATTCACGACACGATTCTTTTCCGCGCAGGCGTAGGGCTAAGGTGGGCCGGGGACAGTGTTGACATAGACTCTATATTTGATGGCTAAGACTGTAACAATCGAGATGGACGCGAGCCGAATGGCTGGAGCTTTGCGCGAATTGGCGCGAGTTTCCGGCAAGGATTTCCGAACAGTCGTTAGAAACGAAACGGAAAAGATTCTCGAAGGGGCGGCTCGGCGTACATCAATGGCGCAAGCCAAAGACATTAAAGCCGCGCAGGAAGCGAAGGGATGGAAAAACATCAACGGGAAACTTTACAAGCTCAGCCACAAATACCCAGACGCAACCTGGGCAATGATTAAGCGTGAGCAAAAACGAAGCCTCGTCGAGAAGTTGAAAGTGCGGGGATTGGCTCGCAAAATCTGGCTGCAAATTGCGCAGGAACTTAATTTGACGATCAAGGTCGCCGGACAAGTTCGGAAGGCAACAACCAAAAAGGGAGACTACCCCATCGACGCAAGCGGCAGCGAGACCGGGAGCGGATCGGGATACACAATCCAAGGCACGTCTCTAAGAAATTACGCTCCCGGAATCGTGCGGGCATTGTCTGGCGCGATCAGAGGCAGACTTTCATTCTTCAAAACAAATATGCGGAAAGGCGTCTTTAAGAAAGCCAAAGACATTGCCGCAAAATATCCGGGGCTATACGTCAATGGCCGTTGAAGCACTCAGTTTCAAAATAGGGGCCGACACAAAGGCTTTTCGCAGCGGCATCAAGGGCGCGATGGGGTCGATTGCGGGAATGGCTGCCGCCTTTATTTCGGTGAGGGCAGTCATTTCGTCATTTTCCGACGCGCTCGACATGGGAGGACGGTTGAACGACTTGGCTTCCAGCACGGGAGACACGGCTGGCAATCTGGCAATTCTGGAAAGGTCGTTTCAAAATGCAGGAGCGGGAGCTGAGAAGGTTGGTCCGGCTATTGCAAAAATGCAGAAGTCTATCCAAGACGCGTCCGAAGGAACCGCCGAGGCGGTTGACGCGCTCGCGCTCATGGGCCTAACCGCCGCCGACCTGGAGGGCAAATTACCCACGGAGCAAATGCAAATCCTGTCTGCCGGGATTGCTGCAATTGATGACCCGACACAAAGAGCCGCCGCAGCCATGGGCGTTTTTGGAAAGTCCGGGTCTAAATTGCTTCCGCTCTTGAGAGATTTTGATGGGCAAATCCAGCGATCAAAAGATCAGCTTGGAAGCCTGCCTGACGTTTTGGATAAATCAAATCAAGCGTTTGATGATTTTGGCGATGGTTTTGCTGCCATTAAAAGTAAAGGCACAGAATTTTCTGCTGGGCTTCTTTCGGAAGTTTTGCCGTCTCTAAATAAGCTTGTTGATACCTTTGTAAATTTGGATGCGGCGGGTTCAGGTTCTGCGTTCGGAAAAAGTTTGATGAAATATATCGAAAGCCTTGATGCTTTGGTGGCAAGCATAAATGAGGTTGGGGCGGCGGATACATTAGTTACAGCATTCAACGGAATGGTTCCAGCAATTGACGGCGTGAATACTAGCGTGGAAGAAACTAAAATATCTTTTTTAAGAATGTTTGCGGCAATCCCAGGTTTTGCGCCGTCAATAAGCCTGTTTAATAAATTGATGGGCGCGACCGACAATCTGGCAGACGCAGCGGCAAATGCCGTTCCGCCGGTTGAAGACCTTGTAACCGCTACTGGCGACGTTGATCCTGAGCCAGCGGCGAAAACCGCCGAGGAAATGGAGGCGATTAAGGAGGCCGCAGATGAGGCGGCGGCAGCAATCAAAGGAGTCTCGCAAGCAACTTCTGAACTGGACTCTGCCCAGACTCGACTGGCGGCAGCGAAACTCGATGCTGCGACTGCGGAAATCGCTCTCTTGCTGGAATCCGGGCGACTAACAGAAAAGCAAGCTGCCGACGCAAATTTCGGTTTTGAAAAAGCCAACCGTGAGATCAAGATTCAAAAAGAAAAGCTGGAAGTGCTCGATGATATTGACGCAACTCGGAAACTTGCAAACGACGCCGAGAAAGCCGGAAACGATGAGGCGGTGAAATCCTACAACGAAAAAATTGCCAAGTTGAAGGAAGTTTTGTCGACGCTGGATCAACTTAATGACGAGCAAAACAAAGCTGCATCAAGCGGATTGGCCGAAGGGGATGCAGCAAGAGCTAACGATGCAAGAAGAGCGGCGGAAGCGGCAGGCAAAGAAATTGCGGACAAATTTATTTCCGATAGCGGCACAGGCGAAAGTTCGTCTGATTTTAGCGATAGCAAATCCGATCAACCGTCAATTCGTCGCCAGCCGCAAAAAGATAAAATCACAAACAGTGGGAAGTCCGCAAGGCAAAAGCAAATTGACGCTGATCGGGATATACCAATGGCCGACAGGACAAAGGGCGGCACTCTTAGGGAAGAGCTTGATGCGCGAATGGATGCGATGAAGGGGGAGTCTGAAAAAAAGAAACAAGCCGAAAAGGAAAGCGAAGGCGAGAGCAAAAAAGGCAAGGGGCCAGACTCCAAAAAGCCAGAAGCGCAATCCATGGAATCAATCGTAACCGCGATCAAGGCAATTCTTGAAAAAATTGAACCCAAACTCCCGCAACAGGTAATGGCATGAACAACGGCGCTAACATCAAATATCTAGGCGCGGACACGCTTATCCGGCAGGCCGGGGACAAGGTTACAACTGGACAATCGAACCTGACCGAGTTGCAACGGCGATACGCTATCCGAAAAGATAAGATTAAGGACGCCAGGCAGGTCTTGCGTCCGGGCTACAGGGCGGAAGGATACGCAAATCTTTATTTGTTCAATCCGCCAATAGAGACGCAAGACGCAACCCACGTTTATTTCGACTGCGTTTTTTATGGCGTCACCGGGGTCTCTGAAGGCGGGCGAGGGGAAAGCTATGAGACATTAAATGTAACGATTGAAACTACAAGAATAATCAGGCCCTTAGGCGAAGTTATTTCTCGCACAATCCCAACTCATCGGTATTTTTATACAAAGCAAGTTAATGCGCCATTGCGAAGCGTGAAAAGAATAATTTTGGAACCAATAATATTTTCATCAGATGATCCCTCTTCAACGCTACTTCGTCTTCTTCACGTGCGCGGCAACTGGCAAATCATTGATACTGTAATATCTAATTACGGACAATATGAAACCGTAATTGAATCATGGAAATATAACGTAATAGGGAGAAATAGCGTATCATAATGGCTGAGCTATACAAATTTCAGGACAAGGTTAAGTCGCCGGAGGGGCGAGTGAAGCCAATTGTGGCACGCGAGATTGACGAGAATTTCACGGCGGTCCGGCTCAAGGTTGCTTCACCGGTTGAAGCAATGTTTACGATCACCCCAAACTTTCCGCTGAGTGACGAGTTAGGCTTCGGGTTTGATGTCCCGGCCACCGGCACGTATGTTCTCGGGTTTATTGATGGCGTCTTTACCTTGCTTGAAACAGAGGCTTGCTAGGCTATGGCTACGATCAAGTTATCTGACGGAAAGGTTGTCCTGAAAGACGGGAAGGCTTCTTGTGAGTGCTGCGGAGGTTGCTGCATGTATCCGGCGAAACCTACGCCCCTTGGTGACTTATTAATTGCAGAGGATTTGCCGGACGCAATCACCCTTCTTGGGGTCGGCAGCTTGTCGCGCTCAGGGACCAGCTACGGCGACACGACAAACGGAGTGATTTTTGAAACTGACACGTGGGCGAAATATGTTGGCGGAGTCAGGACAACTCAAGCCTGCCTGATCGGGGGAGACGGCAACCTGACGCCGGGAGACAATGCCGTAGAGGATCAGTTTGCGGCAACTTATATCATTAGGCTGGTCGACTACGATGAAGTTCTTGAGGAGGTGTTGGTTCACAGAGTGTCATTGTGCCGATGGGAAAACGAATGGTCTGGGTTTCTAAGGTTCAATCCTTATGATATAGGGTGGAGCTGTTTCGGGGGCTTGTTTGGTGAAGAGCCAGGTGCGCCGGAGTATGGTTGGGGCGGAACGATGGAGAAGAGATCTTTTTGTGGGCATCGGGCAAATTCCCCGATAGGTCCCTATTGGTTGTTTGACTGTAGGGTGTTTGAACGCTATTTCGAAGTTATATCCGCATGACCTGCCCACACCAATCCCAGCCACCCGGCAAAGACACTGGACGCCGACTTTGTGCTCTCCATCTCTACGGCGGCAAGCCTTACCTTGGACAATGCCAATCATGCATCGCTGCCGGGAATAACACTCAAGAATTCGCCACAGAGCTTTTCGCAAGAGCCGAGAGAAGCCACCCTGCAACCGCTCCAAGGGCCAGCGGCTGTTGCGATAGTGCTCTCAACACGTAATCAACTTTGACACCAGTCCGCTAGTAAATGGCTCGCAAGTTTTTCATCGATACAACCGACCTTGCGTTTGTCAAGTCGGATACAGATTCCGGCAGATTGCTTCCGGCGGACTTTTTCAATGGCGACTCTGACACCGTTGAAGTCCATTTCTTAAAACAAACGGGCATTTTTGGCCGGCCGTATTCGTATCTGGATAAATCCGGTGCCAGCATCAAAGTTGGGCTCGGCGATTTGCGGGCAGTTCCCACCAGCGGCACCTGGACAATCACTCTCAGCGGGGACACAACCGCCGCGCTGGCCTACAATATCACTGCGGCCGCGCTCTCCACGGCGGTCAATGCTCTGGCATCTGTCACCAGTGCGGGCGGCGTCACCATCACCAAATCGGCGTTCGGTTCGCGCTACGCCATTACATTCGTCACAGCGGCAGCACAGGCGGCGTTCACCGTCACAGACAGCTCGCTAGTCCCTGACACCACTGCAATCGTTTCTGAGCGCATTGCCGGGTCGGGGTCAGTGCAGGAAGTTCAGGAAATCTTTCTTTCGCCAGATCCCGTCGCGCTCCAAACCAGCTTTACAAACCTGGCCAGCACCGTCACCGCTACCCCGTCCACAGTCACTGCCGGGACATTGACGGCCAGTGAGGTCCAGCAAATTGATTTCGCGCCCGCTCCAGTTGGCGGAACTTTCTCCATTACTATCCCTTCGGATACGCGCTCCGTCACGGCGGCAGTTGTTGCGGGAGTCTTTACCACCACGGCCAATCACGGCTTTGCGGTCGGCCAGCCAGTAGTCGGCACGGGATTTACTAACGAGGCCAACTGGACAGAGGGCACCACTTATTATATTGTAGCGGCACCGTCTCCAACCACATTCACGATTGCAGCCACTTCAGGCGGCGCAGCGATAACCACAGCCACCGCCGACTCGGGAACTGGCACGATCACCACTCCCGCGCGGACGACCGCCGAAATTGATTTTGACGCTTCCGTCTCCGCAGTTCAAACCGCGCTCGTTGCTATCGATACTATCGGGACCGATAACGTCAGCGTGAGCGGGACCCCTGGCGTCGCGTACGTCTTGAGCTTTACGGGCAGCAAACAAAACGCAAACTTTCCGCAAATCACGGTCGAGGACGCAATCCTTTCCGCACCGCTTGGCAAGACCGGGACATTGACGCTTTCCACCTTTTCACTTCAGGACCTTTTTGACGTTAGTGGGGCCAGCGAATTGACCTTGGTTTTCGAGGTTGAAGTCACAGAGTCCGGCAAGATCCAAACCTATTCCGCTTCCGTCTCAATTTCTGAGGACATTATCAAGGCTGGAAACCTGAGCCCAACCCCGGTTCCGGGCGTGGGACGATACGGCGCGGAAGCCATCGGGAGCGGCGTATCAACATTAGACGTCACCTTTTCCACCGCGTTGACGGTTGCGCCGACCACGATCATTTGCACCATCGAAGCGCCTTCCGGCGAGGGTTTGATTTACGCAGCCATCGAGGCCGCAAGCATTGCCACTACTGGCTTCACCGCCAATTTCTCCGGCCCCACAGACTCAGCCAATTACCTGCTCCATTATTATGCAATTGCCTAAATACATTCTCGCCATCCTTTTCATTTCGGGGTCCGTCCATGCTCAAAACAACATCTCGTCCCCGAAATTTAACGGGACCGCCACGGGAGAGCTAACATGGACTGGCACCAATGCCTTTACCGGGATTACCACCATCACCAGCGGGACGCTCGCGCTCACGACGATCAACACCGGCACGATCAGCGGGGGGACTCTCACGCCTGTCACCGTGACTGCGAGCGGCAACGTGACTGCGACCGGCGACGTGGATGCGACCAACGTGTATGCGGAAAACAACGTGAATGCGACCAACAACGTGAATACGACCAACGTGAATGCGACCAACGTGACTGCGACCGGATCATTTAACGGCAATGGCTCCGCGCTCACCGACATGACCAAATCGCAGGTTGGCCTCAGCAACGTGGACAACACCAGCGATGCCACAAAGGACGCTGCGACGGCAACGCTCACCAACAAGACCCTGACATCTCCGGTAATCACCACCCCTACGGGCCTCGTCAAAGGTGACGTGGGGCTCGGAAATGTGGACAACACATCCGATGCGGCCAAGCCTGTCTCCACCTCAGGTCAGACCGCGCTGGATCTAAAGCTCGACGACAGCCAAGCCAGCGCCTTCGGCCTAAGCCTATTGGATGATGCCGACGCAACCGCCGGACGGGGCACCCTCGGCCTCGGCACTCTCGCTACGCAGGACGGCATTTTCTCCGGCACGTCCTCCGGCCTCAACACCGGGAATCAGACGCTTGTTGGCCTCGGCGGTGTCGCAGCAGCCGGGGGCACCATCACCAGCGGGACGCTCGCGCTCACGACGATCAACACCGGCACGATCAGCGGCGGGGCGTTTATCGGCGACGGCTCCGGGCTCACGGGCATGATCTGGTCGCAGATCGGCAGCACTCCGACGACGCTCTCCGGCTACGGGATCACGGATGCCTTGCCACTGGCTGGCGGGACTGTTACGGGCTCGGTCCTAGTCGATGGCAACACGACCCTTGGAGACGCCAGCGGAGATTCCGTGACGATCAACGCGGGGACAGTCACCACCCCCAACGCCTACTTCCGGCGCACGAAGGCCGGTCTCACGTGGCGTGCCGCAAAGATGAGCACTTACGGCAATGCAGCACTCACTGTCACCAGTGCTTACACCGCCCAAGTCGTGAGCTTCGCTGACGGTGCCGATAGCGCGGTCCTGGAAGCCGAGCTTAACCCGGCAGAATGGGCCGGGAAAACGGTCAAAATCGGATTGGTAGTGGCAGTTAGCGGCACCAGTGCCGGCAATCTGAGGCTCCGGTTACGAGGCGGATGCCTTAACGCCGCCGCCATCAACGGGAGCGGTAATGGCGGATTTCTTATGACGGCGGGAGGAAACGCAACAGCCACCTTCGGAGATGGCGCAACGGGAGCAGACTACGCCGCCCCGACCACGGCGGGCAATCCCCTGTTGATCGAATCGGCATCCGTGGCAATCCCCTCAACGGCTGTGCAAATTTTTATTAGTGCCTATGCCATCCGTACGAACGGCGGCGACACCAACACGGACATCCTTTATCTGCAATCCGTCCGCGTGACCGAGCAGTAAGAATTTATGAAAAACCTAATCCCAATCCTCGCGGCCCTTGCGGCCCTCACCCTGCACGGTCACGCTCAATCTCTCCTGACCACAGAGCCAGAGACGCAAGCACAGCGGACGGCGCGCGAGTTGCTCATTGCGCCCGCTCAGACTCGCGACGCACTCCTTAACCAACTCGACGATGCCAGCCAGCGACTATGGTCCGCGCCCGATCCCGCTGCCGTGCTGGCCGCGCTGGGCGACAAGGCCGCTTCGGTGTTTGCTATTAATCAGGCATTTGGCGAGCTAGTGTCCGGGTTCCTCACTGCGCAAGGGGACGCCGTTGGCCTCGCTCGCCTCGCCGCCATCAACGGCCGCATTCCCGCCATCACGATCAACGAAGACGGCACCGTGACGATTGATCCCGTGCCGGAGCCAACGCCAGAACCATGAGGCTGAGTGCTCTTTAGCAATTTTATATCATGCCGCCTATCCCCGATCCCACCGACCTTCCTGGTCTCTTTGAAACTGCAAATTTTATGGCCCAACAAACCGACCGCTGGATGTTCGTCGCCATGCTGGTAATTTTCCTGATTTGCGGCGCGTGGATGACTCGATATTTCACGGCGCAAATCCACCAAGCCCGACTGGAATTTGCGGTGCTGAGTAAAGAATTTACGGAGCATCTCATCACCACCAACCGGGAGCTTGCTATATTGCTGGCCGGAACAACTAAAGCACTTGCGGACAACACGCGGGCTCTCGAACACGTCAAAGAAAAATTATGAAGAACACATTCCTCCGACTATGGGCCTGGATTACTGGCTCATCCGTTGCATTATTTAATTTCCTCGCGCCGATCCTAGCATCGTCTGCGGCAACCCTCTTGGAGCAACTCGCGCCCATCGCTCTTGATGTTGTCCTATCTCTTGCAGACAGCAAGGCCACCGGGGAAATCAAGCGCAAGCAGGCCGTTGACGAGATCCAAGCTCGGGCCATTGCTACCGGAATTCAGGCGTCCACCTCGGTCGTCAATGCCACTGTGGAACTTGCACTTCAAAACCTTATCGCACGCGGCAAAATGTGATGAAACCTTGGTATTCATCGCGCACGATTCTTGCCGCGCTTGTGTCCGGCATCCTTGCCATCGTCGCCATCTTTTTCAAATACGACGTGCAGGAATTCGCGGGGCAGATCACAGATGCGGTATTAGCCACGATTGCTCTGGTCTCAATGATCGTCACCATCTCAGGACGCATTCGAGCAAAGGATCAAATCGGGAAAACTATTCCCGGGGGTCCCTTTAATCCTCATGCTGAGATCAAGCCAGGGAGGCGGCCATGAACATTATCACAATGCACGTCGCCGCAGTTATCCTTTCAACGTTTGCATTTATCGCGCTCATACTCTGGCGATTCCCACTGACATTATGAATCGCGGCTTCGAGGTTGACCGCTACGGGGAGTTTCTTGGCAAAGTGCCTGACGATATCCTTCAACTCGTTCCCATCGAGGACCAGCGCGGTTTTTTTACTCAGCTGGTCGAAAACGCAGAGGGCAAAATCGTCACTGGATGGAAAGTTTCAGACAGCGGGATTCCGTATCCGATTTTCTCCGCAAAAATTCAAACCCACGCGACATGGTAATGACGACCGCAACAAACTCTTCGCGTTGGGCAGCCGTTTTCCTCGTCATAATCCTGGCCGGAATCGTCGCCATGACTTTTTCCCGCTGCCATCTCGACCCCGTTTATCCAGACATCACGGCAACCCCTGACCTTTCCGCTCCATGATCGACATCGCCGATTTGCAAAAACGCGTGGGAGCTAACCCAGATGGGTTCTGGGGACCGAGATCCACCGCTGCCTGCCAAGCTCACCTCTTGGCAATGATGCCGCAGCCGAACCCAGCACCCCGCTCCGACCAGAGATCGCTGACGGCGTTTTATGGTAAAGCGGGCGACGAATCGAAACTCGAACGGATGCAATTTCCGATCCCCATGTACTACGAGGGACGACCAGTGAATTTTACAAGGGTGCATCGGGAGTGCGTTCCGACGCTGCTCGATGTCTTTACTGAGATCAAATCCCTATATGGCAACAACAAAAAGATCATGAAAGCCGCTACAACCTATGACGGCTGTTACAATAATCGCCTCATGCGGGGCGGCTCTACGCCATCCCTCCACGCTAGAGGGGCAGCCATCGACCTCGACGCAGGAAACAATGGCAACCGCACTCACTGGCCGCTCGTTGCCACGATGCCGATTGAAATTATGGAAGTGTTCTCGCGTCATGGCTGGTTATCAGCCGGGGCGTTCTGGTCAAGGGATGCCATGCATTTTGAGTACACCCATTGATGCCCCCTTCCGGCCTCTTGGCGACGTTTGAGCCGTTCTCGTTTGCTGCGAGTCATTTAGGGTCGGTTTGCTTGTGCTGCGTTGAGGTTATCAAGGTGTTAGCTGAAATAAAGGCGTCGATGCCCCCGATGATTGACGCTCGCTCCAAAGATTCATCGGCATGGTATCCCCTCCGGTCAGCGAGAAACATTCGGCAGTGCCTCATTACCTTTTCCGCGTCTTGCGCCATCCGCTTGGCATCCTCGAACCGGACATATTCTCCGTCGTGGCATTGCTCCATCTCTCCAAGGCCAGTTCCGCCTTGGTCGTATCGTTGTATTGGGTCGTATCGTCTCATGGTAAAAAAACCGCTAACAGTCCATTGCAGCCAAGCCCGTCCCGCGTCCACTCAGATTTTCCGAGTCGTTTCCGGGCTGGCTGACTGGTGTGTTCTGTGAATGAATATATCCCCAGTTCTGGCGGTCATCGTCGTCCCATGTGCCGCATCCATTGCCGCAGGTCCGCACGCCCGCAAACCTCGGACCACCTCCTAGATCGTGGGCAATCGGGGGTTTTGCCCCACATCGGGGGCAGTCGATTAAAATCCGCGAACAGTCCATTGCACCCAATCCATCCCCGTCAAGACTTGGGGTTTCGATGGGGTTTTCACTTGTTTGATTGTCGCTTGGTGTATTCATGATTTCTTTTGGGATGGATTGGTGATCGTGGTGTTCGGAAAAATATGAGGAAAGACTTCGGCCAAGAGTTCCCGCAGCTCTGGGTCTCTGGTTTTCATGAGCGCCTTCCGTAATTTTCTGAGAGCGGCAACCTCGATCATGTAGATCGTGCTTTTCCCCACCCCACAGAATGCCGCGATCTCTTCGAGGGTCCGGCGTGATCCGGGAGGCGTGGTCGCCCATGCTACCGCGATTCCAATATCTATGTCGGACTTAGTTTTCATTGGTTTCTTGCTCCCTTGTGGCTGACTTTTGCGGTATGCGCATACGCGCGGACCGCACCTGTGCCGTTGCAGTCTTCGCAAGTCGCGCCGCGTACTTCCCATTCTCCGTCTTTATTGGTCATCTTGATGGCGTTTACCTTGCCTGTGCTCCAGCATTTATGGCACACCTCCGATGCCACGCTGATACGCATACCAGCACGATCCACCCTCTCGACATTCGCGGGACTTGACCTTTTTCGCTTGTCATTTATTCGCAGCTTGTGGCCGCAGTCGTGGTATTTATCAGGCTTTGCCATGCGGATCGGTGATCGTGGCTTTCGCCTTCGCATTTTTGATCCCGGCCTTGCGGATCTTGGACATTGCGGCGGATTTTTGTTCCGCAGTTTTCCCGGCCCATCGCTTGATGGCGGATCGTTTTTGCATTTCGGTCGCGGTCATTGTACGAAAAGGTAATAGCTCCGGAAATAGTAACGTGAGCTTTTCCAGCATGGGGCCAGGTGGACGTATCCGGAGCCAAATCTGCCTTTGTATGGTGCCACAGATCCGGGTCCCTTGCGACTCACGTATCCGCGGGCCAGGCTGGTGTGGGATTCGATGAGTTGACCGCTTGCGACGGCTTTTCCGATGTCTGATGGTGTAGTGATGTTTTTCATTTTTTTGGTTGGTTGGTTGGGTGCAGTTAATATCCTCGGCGGGCGACGGACGCTGCGCGGACGCCAATGCGGCGCATGATGATCTCGCGGGCCTTGTCCTCGTTGGCAGCGATCCAAGCGAATGCGGCCTTGTCGGCCTTGGCGTTGTTGGCCGGGGTTGGGCAATCCTCGGCCTTGGCGAGCGCATTGTAGGCGTCGTTGGCTTCGGAGGTGCAATCTTTGGAGTCGATTTGCTCGGCCACCATAACGGCGGACATTTGAGCTTCGGCGAGGAGTTCGGTGATGTTTTTCATTTTCGTGATTGGTTGCGGTTCCGGTCAGGCGTAGCGGGCGGTTTCTTCGGCGATCAATTGGGCCTCTACAACGTGTATCAACTCCCACAATGGCGCTTGCTGGATCAGGAAACACATTGCATCACCGTCCCCTATTGCTGGAATCATGAGGTACCATTTAACGAGCCGGGCGGAGTCCACTCGAATGATTGCCTTCATGCCGGGTAGAGTGGCGACGGTGACGGGGTTTTTGTAGCGGAGTTTTGCGAGTGGTATTCTTTTCATGAGATACATATAAACGTGACGTTGCGCCAAGTCAACGTTTATTTTTCATTTATTTTTCGGGACCGATAACCGGAGGGTGCCGCGTTGTTTCCGTGCTGATTTGTAGCGGGGGTCGTTGCCAGAATTCGCTCTGAGAAGTGAGAAAGAAGAAGAGAGCTAAAAAACGCAATCCCCCGCCCCCCTTACGTGGATTGTTAAAAAACCGCAGCCCGATCCGTGGATTTAGGGCTGATCGTTTTTCAACTATCTGTGACCGGGGCCGTGGTGTTTACCTCCGCGCCGAGAGTTCTTGCCCGCGTCCGCCCTCCCAACGGAGAGTTGACCGGCTCAGTCCTGCTGGGATCTTTGTCCGCCCTGTAGGTAACAGGAAAGAAAAGCCCCGCGCTGGTAGGAAAAGTACTCAGGCGGGGCAATTTCAAGAAAGTGACTCGTCGTATGATTCTTTTCCAATCATCGAACGTCGCCAATCTGCGCGATTGACCTAAATTTGTCAAATCTTTTTTTCAGTGGCAGCAATCTCCTTGGCTTTGCGCTTCGCCTCTCTTGCCGCCAACATGGCCTGCGATTGCCCGGTGGTTAATGTCCTGCGGCTCTTGGTGCCGCCTTGTGAGCCCCATTTTTTGAAGTCGTTCGTGGTGTAGGTTTTCATGATATTTTGGTTATTGCTGAATACGTTTCTTCCATTGCCATTATGATTTCCGAGGCTGGCACAAATACGGCCTGTGACTGCCAACCGCCGCTTGTTTGCACGTCCACTTTGAAGCGCCCCATCCAATCATTAATCATTCTGCGGGCGGCCATCCTGAGTGACTGGAACGGAATCAAGAACGCCAACTCACTGTCCGAAGGGTCGAATGTGTAAAGAATCATGTGGCACAGCTTCGCCTCGTCTAGCGACCATCCGGCCTTCCCCGTCCGCGTCTCAAACTTCCCCCCCGGCATGACTGACCATTTCTCGATTGCTAGTTCCGGCTGCCCCTGCCAGTATTTTGAACAACCTTTTGACCGCGTTTTTGCGTCCACAAATACATTTGCCCCGCCCCTGAGCCGGGCGATATAATCAACGCCCCGCTTGTCCATCTCAGTTGTCGCAGAATCTACGGAAGCGCACCCATCCAAAAGTTGCATTATTGTGGCAGCATCGGTTGTTTGGCGTGATCCCTTCGAGAATTCTAGGCGCTCTTGGAAGTCGTAGGTCATGCTCCCTCCCCCCACGTTTGCCAGTCCTGCCGATCTGATCGGCTGAACATCTCGAGGTACGGGCCAGGGGAGCAACTTTCCACAAGGTCGTAAAACTCGACGGGCTTTGAACTGTGTCCGTTGGGTCCACGCGACGCGCTAAACACGGTCCCCACGTCCTTTCTTTTTAACGGCTGGCTTCCCCGCACACCGAAAAGGACGTGCTCGGTTTGGCCCCGGAAGTAGTTGCCCATTCCGAAATGTGGCTTGACCCAGGTTAGCGCAGTGACGTAGCGGAATCCCCATTTTTCTATGAGTGAAAATCCTTTGGGCAGGCTACGGTTCGTGATCCAGAGATACAGGTGGCAATCGTCATCGGCCAACGGTTCAACGGGAAGGTCCATAAGTTGCGAAAAACTCATGGTGGCGTAATCAGCCTTTGCTCGTCCGAGTTGGTCGTTGTCGCCTTCGTCGCCCCAATCCCACGGCGGGTCAATGACGATGGTGGAAAACTTCGCACCCGATTCCGCAACGTCGGCAGGGGATTCAACCATTGCGACCTTTGCCCGGTTCTCTTCGCGGCGAGCTTCACGCTTGGCTTCTTTTATTTCGCGAAGGGCTTGGGTCATTGTTACAGTTCCCGCCTTCACTTTCGCAAGTGTTTCCGGTGACGTTGCCTTGAGCTTTGCGGCTTGGTTTATGTAGGTGCGGTTTGTGCCGAACATCTCGGCGGCTTTGGCTGGCGTTGAAACGGCGTTGGGATCGCGTTTATCTATTTGTAACAATTTATTGTTACAAACACCTTCGGCTTTCATCGCGTGCGTCTTGGTTAGTTCCGCTGCCTGTTTCTCCCGGCGCTCCTTATCCACGGCGTCCGCAATCACCTTCAGCAGGTCTTCTGCTTCGGTTGCCACGGCTGCACGCTGTCCCGAGTTCAGGTTCCGTCGCTTACCCATTCGCAAAACAAAAAACACGGCGTCTGCATCTGTGCCGGTAAATGTGACAATAGTAGGCGACACGCCAGCCGCAACCGCTGCGCAATGCCTATTCCATCCGTCGAGAATATCGCCCTGATAGACTGTGATCGGCTGCTTGGCGTCGTAACCGTGCGCGGTCATGTCGGCAATAAGCTCGGCCAGTTCGTCGGGTTGCGCTTCGGGGAGAATGTTGTATTTATGCTTTTTCATGCGGGATCAATTTTTGGGGTCATTTGCGAGAATCATACCTTAACCGCGTTAAGAGTCAAAACTTTTTTCGCGTGGATGAGTTTGATTCCTAGCGAGTTATGAAGAACGCGTAAAAAATAATAAGAAATATCTTGATCTATTATTCCGCCATGGTATTGTTTCGCTTGTGAAACAAAAAGCATCGCCCAAAAAGACGCGAACCAGCGTGAGCGTCTCCATCCCGTCACCGCTCCTGAAAAAGGGGCAAACAACTGCAGCCAATTTAGATCAATCGTTCAGCCATTTTGTGACGCGGTTGCTCCGAAAAGAACTCGAATCGAAATGATCCCGGCAACCCACACCTCATGGAAACACAAAGACGGCGAGACCCACCGGGTCGTTTCCTCATCTCCGCGCCGGGTCGTCACCTGGGGCACGAAACATTCTTGGCTCGGGACTCCCTCTCAATTCTTCATGGCTTTTTCGGCCCACAAACAATCATGAAACGCATGAATGGGCGTGACCTCACCCTGAGCCCTGACGGCCATGAGGGAATGGGCCGTGAAACCTTGTCAGACGTTGGGGCTGCCTGCACACGCTGGCTTGAGAAAAATGAAGACGGATACGAAAAAGGCAGAAACTTTAATTTTGGCAAGGGCTGGCGTCCTAAAATCACCAACAAAATCACCAACAAAACTAAAATATCATGATCGAACTCTTATCACTTATCTGCCTGATCGTTGCATCATTTGCGGCCTCCTGCAAAATCACCGAACTCGCCACCAAAAAGCAGCAGGACCTCAAATGGCGCGAATGGTGCGAAAATTTGCGGCATGGAGCCGGGCCAGACGGGCTGGACCGCGACGGCAACAGACCCTGACCCCGAGAATCCAAATCAAACCCATAAAAAAATGACGAAAAGAACAACAATCGAAATCGAAGTCGAAATCGAATACGACTACGACCCAGGCACGGAACCATATATCTCAGGGGCTCCTGAGGACTGCTACCCCGGCGAGGACCCAGGGGTTGAGATCCAGAGTATCGAGTTAGTCCACCAGACCCGAGATGTCACTGGCCAGTTCTCGACCGCTCGGCTCGACATCGTGGACTATATAGACCCGGACATCCTCAGCTCAATTGAGGACAATCTCATCCAAGACGGCCCCAGAGAATAAACCACCAACTAAAACCAAAATCATGAATACAACAACACCGGCGGAAACGCCAAAAGACATCATTGCCGAAATGAAAGCTGCGACAGACCGCGAGGGGATTGAATCAGTCTGCCTCCTCATCACGAAAGGGTCGGGGGGGCCATTCTGGAATGTTTTCACACGCACCGGAAATGCGAGTGGCACGACGCTGGAAAAGGCTATCGACGCCTCAAAGCTGATTGAGGGGACGCGCATCAAAAACCTGAGGGCAGAAGCTGCTCTTATCGGAATGACACTCGTTAAGGAGGAATCGAAATGAGCGCAACCGAGACCCAAATCACTAACGTGCAATTTCAAATCTCCCGCGAGTCGGAGGCGTTTGAACTGGTCCAACGCCAAGCGAAAATGCTGGCAGCATCAACCCTCATCCCGAAGGAATTCCAGGGCAATATGTCTAACTGCGCCATCGGCCTTAATATCGCCAAGCGTCTTGGGGCTGACCCGTTCATGGTCCTTCAGAATATCGACATCATCCACGGTCGCCCAGGATTCAGAGCGTCGTTCCTCATTGCGATGGTCAACGCTAGTGGCCGATTCACCCCGCTGAAATTTAAGATGACGGGCGAGGGCATGACGAAAACTTGCGTTGCGGTCACGACAGACAAGGAAAGCGGCGAGATCGTAGAGGGGCCGGAAGTCTCAATGCAGATGGCTAAGGCAGAAGGCTGGTCGGAAAAGGCGGGCAGCAAATGGAAGACCATGCCTGACTTGATGCTTCGCTATCGAGCAGGAGCTTTCTTCGCGCGAATCTATGCACCGGACATTACGTTGGGAATGCAAACGGCGGAAGAGTTGCGCGACGTGAAAGGCTTCGAGACGGCAAAGCAAGTGCAAGCGATTTCCGAACCGCTTGACCCGTTTACTCCGCCTGAGTTGCCAGAAAACAGCGTCGATATGGAGGACGGAGAATGAATGTAATTTGGGATATAATTCAAGGTGGAGATGATTGGATTGGTATAAGGAAAGGGAAAATTACTGCCTCAAATCTCGATAAGATCATCACCGCCAAAACCTGCGCAATCTCCAAGCAGTCCGACGACTTTATAAACGAATTAATTGAGGAATGCTTTTTTAAGAACCTCCCGTCATGGTCTGGAAACTTTTGGATGGAGTGGGGGAAGGAGTATGAGGCAGAGGCAAGGTTAGAGTTCTCAAAGCATACTGGCCTAGCGGTGAGGGAAGCGGGCTTCGTGATAGGCGACGATCCAACTGTCGGATGCTCTCCTGATGGATTAATTATGGCGGGAGAGGAAATTATTTCCGGTGTAGAGATCAAGTGTCCACGCCCAAAGACTCACATTGGATATATTAGAGATGGCGTTCTTCCTGATGCATATATTCAGCAAGTTCACGGGTCTATGGCAATCACCGGTTTGGATACATGGCACTTCTGGAGCTACGCAAAAGGCCTGATGCCGTTGCATATCATCGTTAAACGAAACGACTACACCGCAAAACTCGGAACCGCTCTAGCGCAATTTGTGGCGAGCTATAAGGCGGCTTATGCCGACGCTCTCCCACGGCTCAAAATTCCCAATCAGTAACCAACACCAAAAACCAAACATAAAAACATCATGAGAAAAGCACAAATCGACGTTACAAAAATCATCAAAGAAAAACTCTATAAGGGTAAAAAAGGGACTTACCTGGACCTGACCTTTTTCGAGAACAAAGACGGGGAAGACGAGTGGGGGAACATGGGATTCATCGTGCAAGACCTTGGAAAAGAAGCGCGGGAAGCTGGCGAGAAAGGGCCGATCCTTGGCAACTGGAAAGAGATCGCAACTAAGAAAGCTCCCGCTGCCAGTCATGAACCTACCACCGAACAAGACGACTCAAAGGCACTCCCGTTTTGAGCAATCTCCGGTTGGGCATCAACACCCAGCCGGGACCCCTTTTTAATTATGACTGAGCGTGATCTAATAATCCTTCAGCTTTACAAAATCCACGGAACCAAAACCAAATCAGAACTTATGCACGAACTTTATTACCGCAACCTTTGCAGCGACCTTTGCCTATGCCTTGACGACATCGCGACTCTGGATTTGTTGCGAGCTTACAACGCTGGACTGCGGGAGGCTAAATGAATATCCGAGATTTGACCGACAAGCAAAAGCTCATGATGTCCACCAAGGACCGGAAATCCTTTGGTAAATCTGGAGTGACATACGACGAGGCTGAAGCGGGTGCCGTTGCCAAGTCCGAAATGGAATTGCAGGGGCAGCTTTACAGTCTGGCATACCGTCGCGGGCACCGGCCCCGAATGCAGCCCACCCGAAAACGCAGCCAAATTGCGCCAGGGATGCCCGACATCGCCTTTGAAATTCACGGCCTGAGCGTCCACTGGGAAGTGAAATTGCCGGGGAAGAATCCGACTCCGCAGCAATACAAATGCCACCGGGAACTGGCGGCGGCTCCGAACGGGGCTATCGTCCGGGTCATTCGCTCTTACCGGGAAGGGCTGGACCACCTGGCTGAATTGGAAGACAGCACCCTAACCGTGACGGCGACCCTAGCGCAGCAACTCGCCGCAGCCAGAGGACTTTTATCCAAGATCCGAGACCCGTTTTGTCGCATGACTCGCGGACAGGTCTGCGAGGAAATCAACCAGGTTCTCGCCGACACCGACGGGAAGAAAACGCTTGCCATATCCGGCCGGACTTGCAAATGATACACGGTGTATATTTTTATACACAAAACTTTGACAAAATGCACTTTACAAAACTTTTTTCTTCAATTTTAGATTCCACGATCTGGCAGGAACCCGCCCACACTAAACTTACCTGGATTACGATGCTGGCCATGGTTGACCGTCATGGTGAGGTCCACGCATCCATTCCCGGCCTCGCCGCTAGAACCGGGGTTTCGATTCCACAATGCGAGGAAGCTTTGACCAGTTTTCAGACGCCCGACCCCTATAGTCGGACGAAAGACCACGAAGGAAAGCGTGTGAAAGTGATAGATGGCGGCTGGGCTTTGCTCAATCATGGGAAGTATTGCGCTCTCCTAAGTGCCGAAGAGAGAAGAGAATACAACCGCCGTAAACAAGCGGAGTATCGGGCAAAAGACAAAGCAAATGCCTTGTCAATGACTGTCAATGACACAAATACACAGGCAGCTACAAATGTATCAAATGCACACATAGTAGATGTAGATGTAGATGTAGATGTAGATGTAGATGTAGATGTAGATGTAGATGTAGATGTAGATGTAGAAAAAGAATTACCGGAACCTACGGTTCCTCCCATCATTGCTGCGTGGAATTTGTGCGGATGTTTCCCCAAAGTCTCGAACCTGGGGGCAAAGCGCAAAGCGATATTTTCAGCAAGGATGCGCGACCCATTTTTTAAATGTCACGCATTGCAGGCAATTCAACTCATTTCCAAGAGCGATTTCTGCACCGGTAAGAATGACCGTGGATGGGTGGCAACTATCAATTGGTTTTTGCGACCCGGCAAGGTTGAGGAAATCATCGAGGGCGCATTCACCAACCGTCGAGGAAACCAAAAAACCGCCACGGACAACGCAATCAAACCCGGTGAATACAAGAACCTTGTATTTGACCCCAACACACCTGAAAACCAATGACAACAGATTTACAACTCCCTGAAATTTTAAGCAGGCTCAGCGCAATCCCGGTGCGCTCCGACGCCGAGATCCGCGAATGGACCTGGCGCAATGAGATACGCCCGATTCTTGCCGATGCCGGGTTTGATGGACGATTCCGAGAACGGGCCGATTGGAATCTGGAGCCGAATCAGAAAAAGGTGTTCCGGGTGGTAAGATCCAAACTTCTTGGCGAAGGGGCTATCATCGCCTTAGTAGGAATCCGTGGTACCGGGAAAACTACCATCTCAGCGCAAATTGCAATCCAGATTGCTGAGGAGTGGGTTGCCTACTGGAATCAGTCGCAACGGCGCGAGAATGCCCCGATTGGCCTCCCGATATACCGCAAGATGCTTTCTATCGTTGAGATTCTTAAACCACTTTATTCTGATCACGGGTCAACTCGGACCGATTCGCTGGTGGCAATGCGGGACGCGCTATGCTCAATTGGACTCCTGATAATTGATGAAAAACACGACGCAAACGCCCTTAATGTCGCTCCGAGGATTCTGACTGACATCATTGATCGGAGATATTCCGCCAAAAAAGACACTATCATCATCAGCAATGAGTCTGCTGTAGAGTTCGAGCAAAACACCGACGACTCTATCATCTCACGTTTATCGGAGCACGGAATGATCGTCCCCTGCAACTGGCCGTCGATGAGAGCGCGACCATAAAAATAAATTGCTTTACAAATGCACCGCAATCGCGCATTTCGGACAAATGGAAATCAAATGCAGCGTTCCACGGCCAGGCACTCCAACACAATGAGCCAATACGACGACGACCGCATTGACGACCGCTGCCAGGATGGCCGTGAATCACAGGACGAGGACCGGGAGGAGACCCGCGAAGAGTGGGAACACCGCCGCGAACTCGCAATTTTTCGCGACGCCTTTATCTGGATGCAGTCAGTAATCGGATTCTTGCGGGAATCGAATAACAACTCAGAACTGGCAACCAGGGCACTCTCAGTGGCGTCGGCACTCAGTCACGTATCATGTGCAGGCCAATCAGACTCAGACCTGGCAAAGTCCCTAGCCACAAAACATAGCTGCAAGGAATGCGGAAAGGTCACTCACCACAACGTCACCAGAGCCAACTTCTCAGCGCACAAGCTGGCCTTCCAACGCCAAAACAACCTACCAGCCATCGGTGCTCAAAAGAGTGTCGAGGCCCGCAACGCTTATTCGGACAATCGCAAATCTCAACTTTCTGAAGGATGAGAGAGAATAATGAAGCTACCGCTCGTAAAAAAGCACGCAAGAAAGAATGGGATCTAGAAAATAGGAATGCGGTAAATGACTACGCGAAGAGATATAGAATAAAAAACAAAAAAGAAATTCTAGCGAAGGAAATGGCTAGTCGTTTGAAAAACAAAGAAAAATTTAGGGCTTGGTTTAAGGAGTATCGTCTCAAAAATAGAGACAAGCTCCGCGCTAATAGAAAGAAAAATTACCTTAAACGTAAAAGCGAGATACTTTACGCAAATAAGGAATGGGCCATCAAAAACAAGGTTAAAGTTAAAGTGAGTCAGTTTAACTACAGGAGAAAAAACAAAGATGAAATCAAAACTCGGGCCGCAGAGTGGCGGCTTAAAAACAAGGATAAAATCAAAGCCAGAAGCATAGAGTATCGCAGTAAAAATAAGAATAGAATTTACAAAAAGGAACGTGAATTAAGATCAAATCTATCGTACAGCTATGTATCATTCTTGATTGTCGGCAAGTCCAAGATTGATAAAGGATACGTTTCTGAGGATATGATTAAATTAAAGCGGGCTCACATTATACTTTTAAGAGAACTTAGAAAAACCAAACCAACAAACCAAAAATGAAAACACCATCGAACCTAAAAGAACTCCGCGAAGACCTACTTGAAGCATACGCAATGCTGAAAGCCGATCCTCGCCGTCACAATCAAGTCAAGGAACTCAGCAACACAGCCGGGAAGGTTCTCGGCTCGTTAAAGCTTGAATTGGAATATGCAGCCATCAGAGGTGAGCGCCCGACAATTCCATTCATCGGGGAAAGTTTGCAACTTGAAGGCAAGAATCCATTGAAAATCAAAGGGTAAGTATCATGGAAAATCAACTGCAACTATCTCTCTGCTCACAAATCTCCACCGCCTTTACTGAGGCAATGACCCTAGCCGGACAGGCAAATGACCACGCCAAAGCCGCATTTCTTAAGGCGCGTGAGTGCGGACAATTCCTGAAAACCGCAAAAGAAAACCTGCCCGCCGGCAAATTTGTCGTCTGGATCGCTGACAACACCGAAGCTCTAGGCAACATCAAACCAAGTCGGGCCGCTGACTGGATACGGCTGGCAGCTATACCTGAGGACGCTCTTGACTCTATCACCAGCACCAAGCAGGCATTCCTTGCTCTCGACCTGTTGCCAACTCAAGAGCGGGAGCCAGGTAGCCAGACCGCGCACAAAGACGCTCAACGCTGGCTTGCTGCTCTGAGTAAATCATGGGAAGAAATCTCGAAGGCGAAGGAACGGCTGGCTATCCAAGAGTGGCCAGAGGTTCAGCGCCTGACCCTGAAAGCGCGGCTGAAACCAATGGCGGAACTTTACCAGACGCTTTGATCGGAACTTTCTGGAAAAAGGGTAACGTCAACTTTTCCAACTCGTCAAGAATAATCCTCTAGGAATTCTATTTCTCCATGACAAGAGCCTTCTATCACCCTGCAATCAAAGCCATTCGTCGGGCAACGTCGGGCCACTCCTACCCGAACCGGAGCGATGCCAGACCCCACCCCCCACACGGGAACCCTACGCCACAGCCGCCCCAGCTAGGTATACTCGGCAC